AAGGAAAAGTTCTCATCTCTGATGCAGACTGTGATATGACTAAAAGAATTATGCGAACCATGGCTGATGGTTGTGCATTATACGATAAGAAAAAATTAAATAAATTTACAAAATCAAGTTTTTATAATTTATTCTATACTTTTTCATTCATCTTACAAAAAGGTAATATTTGGGGTAAGAAATTTGATATCGATGGTCGTTACAAAGTGATTGACGAAAAATTATTTGTTCGTTGGTTCTTTGACCAAGAGTTTGCTCGTATCAATGCACCAGGCACACACACTTCTTTTCCAACACCATTTGGTAAAACAAAGAAACAGATGCATGAATGGTCATTTGCCAAACATAATGGTGACCAGAAACACTCTCGTAAAGAAAGTGTTAAAGGACAAGGTGGTTCCAAGTTCACCTTTAGTGAATGGGCTCGTGTTCAATATCTTCTTAATGACTTAAAAGATGCATTGATAGATTTAGAGAAAAGTAATATAATTACTAAAGTGGGAAGTAGAACAACAATGACCAGAGATGCTGGACTTGTTGCACTTAATATTCCATTATCAAAATCTGATAATATTCATATTGATGAACCTAATCCTGTATCAAGAGGTGGTAATCGTGTGCCAGGTAACATTGTGGCGTTAGATGCAGACACAAATAGGGCAAATAGTAACAGACCTAGGCGTTCTGCTTAATTGATGCGGGGCTAATAACCCCGCTTTTTTATTTTTTTATTATGAAAGTGGTATATGGAACATTTATTATGGACAGAAAAATATAGACCACAAACAATTGAAGATTGTATTCTACCTGAACGGTTGAAACAACCATTTCAGGAATATGTTAATCAACAGAATATTCCTAATCTATTGTTAAGTGGTGGTGCAGGCGTTGGTAAGACTACAGTCGCCAAGGCTATGTGTAATGAAATCGGATGTGACTTCATGGTCATTAACGGTTCTGATGAATCTGGTATTGATACTTTTCGTGTCAAGATTAAAAACTATGCTTCATCTATGTCATTGTCTGGTGGTCGCAAGGTCATCATTATTGATGAAGCAGACTATCTAAATCCAAACTCAACACAACCTGCTTTGCGTAATGCAATTGAAGAATTTGCAGTTAACTGTTCATTCATCTTTACTTGTAATTATAAAACTCGTATCATTGAACCATTGCACTCTCGTTGTGCAGTTATTGATTTCAATTTGAAGAATGGTGAGAAGGCCAAGATGGCCTCTGCGTTTTTCAAACGAATTCAATCTATTTTGCAAAGTGAAAAAGTTGAGTATGTTGACTCGGTTATTGCAGAATTAATTAAGAAACACTTTCCAGACAATCGCCGTATTCTAAATGAACTACAACGATATTCACAGTTTGGTAAAATTGATATTGGTGTTCTTGCACAAATTGGTAATGTTCAGATAAGTGAAATTACTAAACATATCAAAGATAAAGACTTTACTGCAATTCGTAAGTGGGTTGCATCTACTGATTTAGATACTAATACAATGTTTCGTCAGTTGTATGATTCTTTATATGATGTTATGAAGCCACAATCCATTCCACAAGCAGTTGTGATTATTGCTGACTATCAATACAAGAACGCATTTGTTGCTGATACTGAAATTAACCTTGTTGCATGTCTGACCGAACTCATGGTTGAATGTGAGTTTCTATGATAAATTTTACAAGTTGTAAAACTGATAGTATAAAAAATATTTCAAATATTTTATTTAATGAATATCAGTATAAAATTACAGAATATCTAAGTTCGAATGTTGATTGGAATAAAGTTTTTTCTGTTCAGTTATCCTTCATGAATCATTTTAATAGACCAGCGTTAAGATTTGTAAAATCTGATTTGATATCCCGAGCGGTGGAGAAATATTCAAATCGAAAATTAATATTTGTTGATGAGGTTGGATACGATTTTATTGTTCCTGAAACATGTTCCGATCCAGAAATTCAAGGATCAGGATATGATGGTATAAAAATTGAGTTGAAAAGTCAATTAGATTTATTTGGTAAAAAAAATAATAAAACTAAAAATATTAAGTTGGATAACACAAATGGACAATCAAGTGAAGATAAAATTTACACAAAAAAATTCGACTATTTGTTATTATTACAACCAGGATTGGTTGGTATAACAAGTTATGAATCTATACAACCCTACATAAAATATAAACCTGATGGTAGAATAGTTCAAATACCACATGATATTATAGAATTTTTTGCACACACATATGAGTTTAAAATTGACAAAAAAATTAAACTTAATGATAGATATGAACAAATGATTGAAGATTCACTAAATGATATTGAAAAACTATATGATACTAGATTTATTTAAACCTACTTTTGATTGGATTAAAGATGATTGGCGTAGTGACAAATTTCGTTTTGCACTTGAGATATTGGCTTGGGCGATTTCAATTGGATGTAGCATCACTATGGCTATTACTGTCCCCAATCCACCTCTTCTTGCTTTGTATCCTGTTTGGATTACTGGTTGTGCTATCTATGCTTGGTGCGCTTATACTAGGCAATCATTTGGCATGTTGGCTAACTACATTCTGCTAACAACTATCGATACTATCGGATTGTTGAGAATGTTATGAGTAATCCATTTGACTATGTAAACTCAATTCTTCAAAACAAAAAGAATCTAATTGTAGATGAATTGACAGAAAAGGAATATCAACCATTTCTAGTTAATAGAACTCTATCCTATCATAAAGACTGTATCCTTTATGCCAATGAAATGAATCGTAGACACTTAACTGACAAAAAGTTACAATATGATTTTCTTCTAAATACCATTAGGTCACAGAAAAGACCTTTTGCTAAGTGGGTTAAGTCTGAAAAAAGTGAAGATTTAGAATGTATCAAGCAAGTTTTCGGCCTATCCAATGAAAAAGCTCGTGAAGCCATGCGCCTCCTTAGTAATGAACAAATCCAACAATTAAAAGAACAAACCGATACAGGTGGATTAAGGAAATGATATGGTTGATTTGGCCAAATTCATTGAGGTCACTCTCAATGAACAGGATGATTTTTTAAAGGTCCGTGAAACTTTAACACGGATAGGAGTATCTTCTAGGAAAGAAAAGGTTCTTTATCAGTCGTGTCATATATTACACAAACAAGGTAAATATTATATAACACACTTCAAAGAACTGTTTGCACTTGATGGAAAGCCATCAAACATTTCAGAGAACGATATACAAAGAAGAAACGCAATTGCAAATTTGTTAGAAGAATGGGGTCTTGTTACAATTCAAAATAAAGAACTTATGAAAGATAACATTGCACCGTTACATCAAGTAAAGATTATTTCATTCAAAGAAAAAAATGATTGGAATTTAATTACCAAGTATAATATTGGTAAGAGACCCCAAGAATATTAAATTCTTTGACTAAATAAAACCGTGACGCCTTCGGGGTCACATTTCATTAACTCGCTTAATAGGAGATAACTATGACACGCTTTACAGCATTATATCCACAATTTGTTGGATTCGATAATATCTTCAACGAACTCGAAAGGCTCGTTGATGGTACTGCACCAACAAGAAACACATCTTTCCCACCCCACAACATTATCAAACTAGATGACAACAGGTATGTCGTTGAAATGGCAGTTGCTGGTTTTGGTCAAGATGAGGTCGATGTTGAAATCCATGACGGTACATTAATCGTCAAGGGTGAAAAGAAAGACCAAACTGAAGTGGACTATTTGTATCGTGGCATTGCTACTCGTTCTTTTACCAAGTCAATTAGATTGAGTGAAAGTATCGAGGTTCGTGGTGCCCAATTCAAAGATGGTATTCTTAGAATTGCTTTGGAAAATATAATTCCAGAACATAAGAAACCAAGAAAAATTGAATTTAGTAAAGAACTAAACTTCAATAAACAACAACTTCTAAAAGAAGTTTCTTAACGAATGGGGTCTCAGGACCCCATTTTTGCCTCACAACTATATTATTTTGGTGTATAATTAAATCATGTTAAAAAAAGATAAAAACTTCCGTATTACCAAGCAAACTAAAAGATTCATGGCAACTATTGTTGACCCTGTGGCTCGTCATGCATATAAAAATGCTATGATTGAGGCTCAGATTTTTGGTTCACAAATAGTTGAACGCAAAAAGAAATTGCATGAAAAAGAAACTAATTGATGCAGGAGTAAAAATTGGAAAAATATAGCGCACAGGTCGTTGAGGTTTGTGAGAATGGTGATGCAATAATACAATTCTCGGAAGAAATGATACAAGACCTTGGATGGAAAGTTGATGATACACTAAGTATATCTATGGTAGATGGTGCAGTACATCTTAAAAATATCACTCAACATCCAGAATCAATTAAGGATTAATTATGTTAGTTTTACCTGATAATATGGTAGGTAAACCAGTAGGTTTTACCTGTTCAACTTTTGATTTACTTCATGCGGGCCACATTCTTATGTTGGCTGAATGTAAACAAATCTGTGATTATTTAATTGTTGGTGTTCAAAGTGACCCGACTATTGATAGACCAGGCACTAAAAACAAACCAGTTCAATCTATTGTTGAACGGTATGTCCAACTCTCTGCGGTTAAGTTTGTAGACCAAATCATTATTTACAATACTGAAAAAGACCTTGAAGATATGTTGATGTTCTTACCTTTAGCAGTTCGTATCATTGGCGAAGAATATAAAGACAAAGACTTTACGGGTAAACAAATTTGTGAAGACCGTGGTATCAAAATTTGGTACAATTCTCGCAACCATAGATTCAGTTCTTCTGAATTGAGGCAACGAACTTATCAATCTGAGTTAGGTAAAAATCTAACATAAAGCTTGCACACAAACAAGATTTATGTTACAATGATTTTATTATGTTATTAAAGAGAGAAAATATGAACATTCGTGAAATTGCTAAAAGAGTCGCTATTGAATATCGTTTGCCTAGAGCAGACAGATATGACCTCTATCTAAGGCAATATGATAATATGGTCGAGGTTCTTGGTTGGATGCAAGACCCATCGGCAGATATGAATGATTATCGTGGAAGAGAAATGCTCTTTCCTAAACGATGGATAACCATTGGTGTTTTACCTGCAGGAGAAAGAATTCGTGTATAGAGTTTCATTTTTACTTAATGGTACAAGTGGTGTTGCTTTTCAAGAATTTGAAACTTTAAGAGAAGCAACAGATTTTGCCAATAAACAATTAACAGATTCAATAATAGAAATTAAACATTATGACAATAAAGCTCGTGACCTTCAAAACGAATCATACGATTCTCGCAGACAATGATTGAATGAATTATTATACAAATGTTGCCTCCGTTGGCAACAATATTCTTTATCGTGGTATTAAAGATGGCCGGCGTGTTAAGTTAAAAATTGCTTACACGCCGACTTTGTTTTTGCCTTCCAAAAAACAGACCAAGTTCACATCATTAGATGGTGAGCACCTTGAACCTATGAAGTTTGAATCTATCCGTGAGGCTAGAGATTTCGTTAAGCGTTATGATGGTGTTGAGAATTTCAGAATCTATGGTAACAATGGTTATGCCTATGCATTTATTGCTGATGAACAAAAAGGTATGATTGACTGGAAGATTGAAAACTTATCTATTGCAGTCATAGACATTGAAGTTGGTTCTGAAAATGGATTTCCTGATCCATATCAAGCAAACGAACCCATCACCGCAATTTGTGTTAAGTATCTCAATGGCCAAACAGTTGTGTTTGGTTGTGGTGATTATGAATTGCGTGGTGATGAAACTTATGTGAAGTGTGATGATGAGTTTCAATTATGTAAAAAGTTTCTACGATTTTGGGAAGAGAATTGTCCTGATGTAATTTCAGGCTGGAACATTAAGTTCTTTGATATTCCTTATCTTGTAAATCGTTTCAATAAAATTCTTGGTGAAGATGAAACAAAAAAATTATCTCCATGGGGATTTATCAGTAGTCGTAAGACTGTTATGAATAACCAAGAGTTAACTGCATATGAACTTGTTGGTGTTTCTACACTAGATTATATTGAATTATACAGATGGTATGCGCCAAGTGGTCGCTCACAAGAATCGTATCGCCTTGATAACATCGCACAAGTTGAACTTGGTGAAGGTAAGATTTCTTATGATGAGTTTGATAACCTTCATGCATTGTATCGATTGAATCATCAAAAGTTTATTGAGTATAACATCAAAGACGTTGAGTTGATTTTCAAACTTGAGAATAAGTTGAAGTTGATTGAGTTGGGCCTTACTCTTGCGTATGACACCAAAACAAACTATGAAGATATCTTTGCACAAACAAGAATGTGGGATGCACTAATCTATAATTATCTTTTAGATAAGAACATTATTATTCCACCAAAAGAAGAAAAACATAAGTCATCTGCATTTGAGGGCGCATATGTTAAGATACCACAAGTTGGTTTACATAATTATGTGGCATCATTTGACTTGAACAGTTTGTATCCTCATTTGATGATGCAATTTAATATTTCACCAGAGACATTGGTTGAAGTATCTGATTATACACCAGAAATGCGTAATATGATTATGGGTGGTGTGTCTGTTGATAAGATGTTAGATAAAGAACTTGACACTTCTAAACTATCTGGTGTTACTATTACACCAAATGGTCAATTCTTTCGTACTGACAAACAAGGTTTCTTACCAAAGATGTTGGAAGAAATGTATATTGACAGAAGTAAATTTAAGAAGATGATGATTCAGGCCAAGAAAGACTATGAAGTTGAAACTGACCTGAACAAAAAGAATGAATTGAAAAACAAAATTGCTCGTTATGACAACCTACAACTTGCCAAGAAAGTTTCTCTTAATTCTGCTTATGGTGCTCTTGGTTCACAATATTTTAGATTCTATGATTTGAGAATGGCACTTGCAGTTACACTTGCAGGTCAGTTATCTATTCGATGGATTGAAAAGAAACTCAATGATTACTTAAATAAATTATTAAAGACAGATGAAGATTATGTTATCGCCTCAGACACAGATTCGATTTATCTCCGGCTTGGTCCACTTGTTAACAAGGTGTATTCTGAGAAGACGGATACTAATCAAATTATCGCCTTCATGGACCGTGTCTGTGAAGATAAGATACAACCTTATATTGACGAGAGCTATCAGGAACTTGCTTCGTATGTTCATGCGTATGCCCAAAAGATGCAAATGAAACGTGAGGCCTTGGCAAACAAAGGTATTTGGACTGCCAAGAAAAGATACATTCTAAACATCTATAACAATGAGGGTGTTCAATATAAAGAACCACAAATGAAAGTTATGGGTCTTGAGATGGTCAAGTCATCCACACCTTCTGCAATTCGTGAAAGAATGAAAGAATCAATTAAAATAATGATTAATGGTACAGAAGAAGACATTCATGATTTTATTGATAACTTCAGAAAAGAATTTAAAAAGTTACCACCAGAAGATATTTCTTTTCCAAGAGGTGTCAATGGCCTAAAAGAATATTCTGATTCTGCCACAATGTATAAGAAAGGCACACCTATTCATGTGAAAGGTGCGATTCTTTATAATCACTATCTGAAACAAAAGAATCTAACAAAGACTTATCCTCTCATTCAAGAAGGTGAGAAACTTAAATTCACCTATCTAAAACAACCTAACCCATTCAAAGATATGGTCATCTCTTTTCCAAATAGATTACCAAAAGAATTCGAACTACAGGAATATGTTGATTACGATATGCAATTTGACAAGGCGTTTCTTGAACCAATCAAAGTGATTTTAGATTGTATGAATTGGTCAACTGAGAAACAAAATTCATTGGAGAGTTTCTTTGGATAATATTCGCATCATTAAAACAGGCATTAATGTTTCAAAGATTAAATTTCAATTAGAAAAATATAAAGATGATTGGGGTAATCAAAAACAACTTGATTCGGCCGAACAATTAGATAAAGATATCTACACTATCAGAGCAGGTGTGTTACAGTTAGTTATGGGTGCCATTTCAAAACCAGGAGAGATGGCATACAATACAGAACTTTGTATCAAAACTTCTGCCTATGATAGACATACTGAAATTGTAAATTTTATGAGAAGACATTTTCATGCTCATTCAAGGTGTGGTTTCTTGTCTCTACCTGTTGATGATATTGTTGGACAACATATTGATATTGGATCATATTATCAAACTAAAGATAGATATCATTTATCAATTCAAGGTCGTTATGAATATACAGTTGGTGGTGAAACATACACAGTAGAACCAGGAACTTTACTTTGGTTCAATAATAAATTAATGCACGGAACAAAGAATGTAGGAGATTGCACCAGAATTACTTTTGTGTTTGATGTTCCACACTCAAAGAGAAATCCATGATACAAGTATTATTACCTTTTTTATCTGCTTTAGCATTATCAGGTATTGCGGCCTACTATTCAGTTATTGGTCTTGCACAGATATTTCCAGGCTCATACTGGCCAATTATTGTGATGGGTACAGTATTAGAGTTATCTAAATTGGTAACAGTATCTTGGTTATATAACAATTGGAATGTTACTGTGCAAATAATGCGTTACTATTTTTTAACTGCCATTATTCTGCTGATGTTAATTACTTCAATGGGCATCTTTGGTTATCTTTCAAAGGCACACCTTGATACAAATATTGTTGTTGGTGCAAATAGTGTTCAGTTAAAAACATTAGAGACACAAGAAAAGATTGCAAAAGAACGATTAAGTTACCTATTACAAAGAGCAGGTGACCCAGCAACTGCATCACGCAAGATTGATGTTCAAATACAAGAAGTGCAGGCTGAACTAAAGAAATTATCAACAGAAAAGTTACCTCTACTTTCAGAGGAAAATAAACTGACGGCAGAAATTGGTCCGATTAAATATATCGCCGAGCTATTCTATAGTAAAGATGACCCGAACTTCATAGATAAAGCAGTACGAAGCGTTATTCTTATTATCATTATTGTCTTTGACCCACTTGCTATTCTACTATTGATTGCTTCTAATCAAACATACCTCAGAATGAAAATACCTGCTGAAGAACCTATAAAGAAGGTAAAGAAGAAAAAAGAGCTTGACAAACTAGCTAGTCCTAGTTTAGAATCATTCTTTGAAGAAAAAAATAATACTAACGAAATTATACCGAAAACACAAATTACTAAAATGGATGGAGGATCCTTCTAATGAGCTTACTTGAAAAAATTAAAAAGAATTCAACAATTAAAGATAGTGCAATACTATCTAAGTCTAAATTCTTTACTGAAAAAGATATGGTCACTACAGGTGTGCCAATGATTAATGTGGCACTATCTGGCAGACTTGATGGTGGTCTTATACCTGGTCTTACAATGTGGGCAGGTCCATCTAAACACTTTAAAACTGCCTTCAGTTTGCTAATGGCAAAATCGTATATGGACAAATACCCTGAGGCAGTCCTTTTATTCTATGATTCAGAGTTTGGCACACCAGTCAAATACTTTGAAACATTTCAGATTGATATGGACAGAGTATTGCACACACCACTAACTGATATTGAACAATTGAAGTTTGATATTATGCAACAATTGGCCGATGTGAATCGTGGTGATAAACTAATCATCATACTTGATTCAGTTGGTAATCTTGCATCAAAGAAAGAAGTTGATGATGCACTTGAAGGTAAATCTGTTGCAGATATGAGTCGTGCAAAACAAATTAAGAGTTTGTTTAGAATGGTTACACCACACTTGAACATTAAAGATATCTCAATGGTTGTTGTTAATCACACATACAAAGAGATTGGTATGTTCCCGAAAGATATTGTTGGTGGTGGTACAGGTTCGTATTACTCTGCGGACAACATTTATATTATTGGCCGTCAACAAGAAAAAGATGGCACCGAGATTGTCGGTTACAATTTTATTATCAATGTAGAGAAAAGTCGTTATGTTAAAGAAAAATCTAAAATACCTATTTCTGTATCTTTTGATGGTGGTATTAGTAAGTATTCTGGTTTACTTGACCTTGCAATTGAATCCGGCCATGTGGTCAAACCAACCAATGGTTGGTATGCAAAGGTAGACCAATCAACTGGTGAGATTGGTGATAAGAAACGAATTGCAGATACATCAACACCTGAATTTATGGAGTCAATTTTAAATGATGATAAGTTTAAAGAGTTTGTTAAACACAAATATGAAATTGCATATGGAAACATTATGGGAGAAACTCCTGTTCTGGAAGAAACAGAAGATGCTTAAAGAAGGCGTTGATTATCATTTCTTTGACTTCAAGGACCTCAAAGTAACTGGTATAGAACTCTTAATGGAAAAATACAAAGGAGTAATATATCATTATCAGAAGGTAAGAGTAGTTGAAGAAGGTGAATTTGCAAGATTGCAATTCGGATATACCATTGTTCATTCTGGTGAACATGACATTGATGACTTGACAAATGATGAAGATTTGCATATAATCATGGGTGACGTACTTACTATAATATTAGAAACACAGGCAAATGAACAGACTAGAACAGACAATCATAAAGAACTTGATTTATAATGAAGAATATATCCGTAAGGTATTACCATTCATTCGACCAGATTATTTCTCAGACAATGCAGAAAAGATTGTATTCAAAGAAATATTTGATTTCTTAAATCAATACAAGAATCCTCCGACACATGAGGCACTTGTAATCAACTTCACAGAGAAGAAAAATCTAACTGAGCCTCAAGTTCAAGAGGCAATTGAGTTACTAAACAAAGTTCATTCAGATAAAGATGAACCGACTGAAACACAATGGTTGATTGAACAAACTGAAAAGTTTTGCCAAGACAAGGCCATCTACAATGCCATTATGGAATCTGTTTCTATTCTGGATAGTAAGAATGAGAAAAGAACTAAAGGTGAAATACCTCAACTTCTAAGTGATGCTCTTGGTGTTTCATTTGATAACAACATCGGTCACGATTACACACAAGACTTTGATTCTCGTTATGATTCATATCACAAAGTAGAATCTCGTATTCGTTTTGACCTCGACCTCTTTAATAAGATTACAAAAGGCGGTCTTCCAATTAAGACATTGAACATTGCACTTGCTGGCACTGGTGTTGGTAAGTCTTTGTTTATGTGTCATGTGGCCGCAGGTAATCTATCACAAGGTCAAAATGTTCTCTATATCACAATGGAAATGGCAGAAGAAAAGATTGCAGAGAGAATCGATGCCAACTTATTGAATATTGATTTAGATGAATTAAGCACAATCAGTAAAGAAGATTATCTTAGAAAATTCTCTGCACTCAAATCAAAGACACAAGGTAAGTTAATCATCAAAGAGTATCCAACTGCTGGTGCGTCTGTATTGCATTTCCGTGCATTGTTAAATGATTTGGCTTTGAAGAAGAATTTCAGACCAGATATTATCTTTATTGATTATCTAAACATTTGTTGCTCTGCAAGAATTAAACCTGGTGCGAATGTAAACAGTTATTCATACATCAAGGCAATTGCAGAAGAACTCCGTGGTCTTGCCGTTGAGTTTGCATTACCAGTTGTCTCTGCTACACAAACAACTCGTAGTGGTTTCAGTAATTCAGATCCTGGTCTTGAAGATACCTCTGAATCTTTTGGTCTGCCTGCAACTGCCGACTTTATGTTTGCTCTTGTAACAAACGAAGAACTAGAAGCATTGAATCAAATTCTGGTTAAACAATTAAAGAATCGTTATGGTGATCCTAATTTATATAAGAGATTTGTTCTTGGTGTTGACCGTTCAAAGATGAGACTGTATGATGTTGAAGAATCTGCACAACAAGATATTGCTGATGCAGGCATTCCTGATAAACCAATAAACACATTTGGTAATCGTGAAAGAAGAAAAGACTTTGGTGGTTTGAAGGTATGATTAACGAAGAAATTATAAATTACTTTTCTGTAAATTGTGATAGTCGTGGCATACCAAATGTCAAATCGAAAGATTGGCAATCACTAATTACAACTTTTGATAAAGATGAAATTCGTCAATCTTTGGCTGAGTATATTCATAGAAACAAAATTCCTTTTCCAACAAATGATTGTGAATTGCATGAAGTGAATAGTCGATTTACAGATTTTTATTTTCGTTCTCATTTAGACCAATATAAAGATTTTGATGTTGTTGAAGAAAGATATGAATACAAATACAAATACGCTGATATGCCATTGGGTGTGATTGATAAATCAAATCATTACAATGTCATAAGTGATTATTTTCAACAAATGAATCGAATGAAGTGTGGTTCTAATTCATCATCTGCACCATTAGAAATATGGAATGACAAAGACAAGTTGAGTAGAATGAACTGGACTTTCTGGCGTGAAGGCATTATGGCAGATGGTGATTTGAATGAGGCAACATTTCGTACCGCATTTAGATTAGGCACATATACTGCAACTCAATTCAGACCATCTGTTGCAAAGGCCTTATATGAAAAACATAAGGCAGAAAATGTATTAGATACTTCATGTGGTTGGGGTGACAGACTTGCAGGATTTTATGGCACACCATGTACAAAGATGTATGTTGGTTGTGATCCTAATCCAGATGTATTTGAAATATACAAAAAACAATGTGTCGCATACGAAAGACTTCTTGGTGGTGAACCAACTTTAATTGAGAAAACAGATTACTTTGAATGTGTCGGTAAGAAGACTGTAAAGATTTGGAATCTGCCTTCTGAAGATGTGAATTGGGATTTGTATGTGAATACATTTGATTTCTATTTTACATCACCGCCATACTTTGAAACAGAAAAGTATGCAACAGATACCGATAAGGCATCTAATCAATCGTGGGCAAGATATGATTCATTCAACGGATGGAAGTATAATTTCTTCTTCAAGGTAACTGAGACAGTTTGGAAGACAATCAAACAGAACGGATACATGATGATAAACATCATAGAACCACGCACCAAGGGGTCTAAAAGACTTCCTCTGTGTGATGACATGGTTGAACACTTTGCATCATTTAAAGACTCTTTTTATGTTGGCAAGATAGGTATGCGTATGATGGCCAGACCCAATGCCGTAGAATTGAAAGATGTGTTTATTGAACCGGTATGGGTGTTTCGTAAAGGAAATTCAGAGTATCCAAAGACAGAAAAGAACACGCTAGATTCATTTTTCGCTTGACATAATACGGTAGTTGTGATAGCATAAATACT